TATCTACAAAACAAAAGTTCAACAATGTAGCAATTGTTATGGTAAAGGAACAATTAAAAAATACACTGTAAAAGGTGACTTATATAAAATAGCACCTAAATGTCCTAAATGTAATGGTAAAGGAGTTGTGTATATACCAACAAATGAAGTGGCAGGTTTTAAATTAGTACCTACAAATATTATGGATTGCACTGTTAATGGTTTTAAAACTGATATGGATACAGCAACAAAACACATAACAGAAACAAATGAAAAAGCAAAAGAATTTTTAGAATCTTATACTCGATATAGTGCCATAAGAACATACTTGCGAACATTTATTGATGGTATAGAGAGAGGTTTAGATGTAAATAATTTTATTCATCCACAATTTATGCAATGTGTAACAGCAACAGGTCGGCTGTCTTCTAGAAATCCAAATTTCCAAAATATGCCTAGAGGTAATACTTTTCCTGTTAGAAAAGCTATAGTTAGTCGATTTAAAAATGGATTTATATTAGAGGGAGATTATAGACAATTAGAATTTAGAGTTGCAGGATTTTTATCAAAAGATAAACAAGTTTATGAAGATGTTAAAAATAATGTGGATGTTCATCAATATACAGCAGATACAATGGGAGTAGAAAGACAAGAAGCAAAAGCACATACTTTTAAACCATTATATGGTGGTGTTTTAGGAACACCTAAAGAGATGAGATATTATGAAGCATTTAAAAATAAGTATTGGCAGGTTAATAATTGGCATTATAAATTACAAAAAGAGGCTGTATCTACTAAAAAAATAACATTACCTTCTGGTAGAGAATATGCTTTTCCAGAGGCAAGGTGGACGCAATATGGAAATGTAACAAACTCAACAGCAATAAAAAATTATCCTGTTCAGGGATTTGCAACAGCCGATTTATTACCTCTTGCGTTAGTTTCTCTATCTGCTATAATGAAAAGAAATAATATGAAAAGTGTTATTTGTAACACAGTTCACGATAGTATTATTCTTGATGTTCATCCTAATGAAAAAAATGCTTGTATTGATTATTTGCGATTTTCAATGTTAAGTATAAAAGATGAATGTAAAAAACGATATAAC